CTGCGTGACGCCGTACTTTTTAGAAAAATTCTGAGTGTAATGTAAGATGCTTCTCGTGTTGGCACTCATTTTGGTCGTGTGGTTCCTGATACCCACGTACCAACGACCTCTGCGAATACCAAACGTCCTCACGGACGAAGAGTGCGCGCACATCAGACGCACAGCCCTGACCCGTCTCCAGCCGTCGACGGTCGGTGGCAGGCATCAGGTGAACATGAACATTCGCCAGAGCGAGACGGCGTGGATCGGCGGCGAAGACCCCGTGGTGCGTAAACTCATGGACCGGTGTCTCGAATACGTCGACCGCCCTGTCGAGAACTGCGAAAAGTTGCAGGTGCTGCGCTACAGACCCGGGGGGTTCTATAAACCCCACTACGACTGCTTCAAAGACGGGCACAACCCACGGATGTACACGTTCATCATCGCACTGAACGAAAACTACGAAGGCGGGGCGACGGCGTTCCCGAACATCAAGCAGGAGTACCGCCTGCGCACGGGGGATTGCCTCCTGTTCGAGAACTTGGACAACTATGAATTCATGACGAGCAAGGCGTGGCACGGGGGGAAACCAGTGACGAAAGGGGAGAAATGGGTGTGCAATCTGTGGGTGCACAAACATCCTTTTAAGGGTTAGGCGCGTTCATTTTATGAAATGTGAAATGGAAGAAATCAGAAAAGCCCACAATCTCTTTAAGAGGGAAATCATACAGGCTGTGTGTCAGGGCGATGGGTTACAAGTCCTCGACGTCGGGTGTGGGTACGGCGGGGACTTGCAAAAGTGGAAACACGTCGGGGCGCACGTGAGCATGTGCGACCCGAGCGCGGATGCCTTAGAAGAGGCCAGGACGCGGGCCAAAGGGTTGAAGATGCACGTCAGTTTCTACTTGGGAGACGTGTCCGCGTGCCCGAACAGGAAGTACGACGTGTTGTGTTATAACTTTAGCCTGCACTACATCTTCGCATCTTCCGACCTGTTCTATCGAAGCATCAAAGAGATACGCAAACGCATGAAACCCGGGGGCACGCTCGCGGGCATCATCCCAGACAGCGAAGCCATCATCATGCGCACACCCATGCAGGACGACCTCGGGAACTTCTTCCTCATGAAAGGCACGCCCGAGGGGGGGTTCGGTGAAAAGCTGTTCGTGAACCTGGCGGACACGCCGTATTACGAGGACGGGGCGAAGAGTGAACCCATGGCGTACAAAGACCGCTTGGTGACGACGCTCGAACAGCACGGGTTTCACTTGGTGTACTGGGGGCCGTTGACAGGCCACAGGGTTTCGCAGATGTATTCTAAATTTATCTTTGCATATAGAAATGCGGGTGGCGGTGGTCGCGCTCATCATCGTGAACCTGTTCGTGCTTCTGAACACACATGAACCCGAAAAAGTCAAAAAAGTGCGCGAGAAATACACCACCCTTCGCGAAGCCCTGGTGCGCGAAGGGAAGTTCCCAGAGTTGCACGACCCCGTGCCCTTGACGGCGTACTATCGCACATGGGACGGTGCGCTCGGATACAACGTGAACAAAGGGTTCGAGTTGGGCGTGTGCATCGACGGCGAAGTGAACGAGGTGTTTCACATTCTCCTACACGAGTTGGCCCACTGCACGGTGAAGGAGTACAATCACAGCGAGGCGTACTGGAAAAATTACGTCGAACTTCGAGACATTGCGGTGAGCCTCGGGATTTATGAAAAGATTCCAGAAAAGACACCGTTCTGTGGGAAAGAAGTCCAGGACAAATAATAATAAAATGTAATTCTATAGTAAGTGAAACATGTCTACGCCCCCCAACGATTTGTACATGGCGGTGGCCTACTGGCTAGCCGTGTTCTACGCGACTCTACTCCCCATCGTCGTCGAGAACTACCCCGCGCGTCTCGTGCTCATCACGCTCGTGGTGCCCAATCTGTTGCGTCTGGTCGTCAACCGCCTGCCGCGTCTCGCCGTGGACCGAAGCTTCTTCTTCACGGCCACGGCCCTCGCGTTGATTCTCACCTACGGCGTGCACGCGTCGTTCAAGAACTTGAAAGAGGATTTCGATAAATTCGGAAAGGACGTCAAGAAGACACTTGAAGTGAGTGGCTTATTGACGGCGACTTTCACCGCCGGGGCGTTGCTGACCTATTACATCGGTCTCGACCGTTCCATCTACAGCAACTTGAACTGGGAGTGAGCTCAGATGTAGTTCTTCCCAAAGTAGAAAAGAACCCCCGCAACCGCGCCCGTGGCCGCGAGGCCCACCGCGCTTCTGCTCCCTTGTTCGTTAAGGAACCTGGGAACAGAGGTCACTAACTTATCTTGCACCGGCTTGCTCACCGCCGCCGCCGCGCACGCCGCCACCAAGAGGGCGGTCATTTGGTCGTCAGAGAGACCCATCGGGTTTTGCTTCTCCGGGGCTTGTTGCTGTTGCTGTTGCATGGCGAACGAGGCGGCCGTGGGCGCCCCCGGTTGCGGGGCCACCATTTGCGGCATCACGCCTTGCATCCTGGGGTCAGCCGGTTGAACCATTTCGGGTTCCATGATTTCAGAGATGGGCGTCGAGTCCATATGTTGTTGACGGACATTTTTTTCATTCGCGACGAACGCCGTGCTCACCGGCTCGCGCGCCTCCGATTGCGGCTGCAGCTGCGGCTGGGTGTTCAAGGGCACCATACCATCACCGGAATCATTCAGATTGTACGTGACCACGTCGTCTGACATCTTATTTTATGACCTCATTTCTTTTTAGTCACCGTGAGCGCAGTCTTCTTCGTCATCTTCTTCGGGTCTCCCTGACGGTCGGTCATGTGCGTCGGGTTGTACATCTTTTTGTGCGCCGCCCAAAGTTCGGGCGCGCCCACGCGGAAGTTCTTCCTGATGTTTCCCTTGTACCAGAACACGCAATCCGTGATTTTATTTGACTTCACGGTGTTGTCAAGCACCAGGCACTCGTAGTTTTCCGTGCACGCGTCCATGACTTTGTTGAACATGTCGAACGAAGGGAAGATGCCGAAAAAAGATTTATAAAGTTTTTCTCTGTTCTGTATGATGTTTTCCCTGAGGATGAACACGTAGTCCACGTTCGCTCGAAGTGCGGGTGGAAGGTCCATGCAGTACTGCATCGTGAGCATGAAGAAGATTTTCCAGTGCCGCCCATTCATGAAACACTGCCGAATGCACGTGTCTTTGAGGAACTTGTTGTCGTACATGCAATCGTCCAGGAGTAGGAAGCACCCGCAGTTTGTTTTCCCCGCGCTGACGAGTTTCCGTTGACGTTCGATGGCTCGCTCTATGGCTTCTTTATCGTAGTCGCCGTATATGAATAGGTCGGGCACGTGTTTGCTGTAGTAATGATTCCCTTCCTCGGTGCCGGAGAGCACGATGCCCGCCGGAAGGTGCTTCTTGTAGTACAAGATGTCCGACACGAGCGTCGACTTACCCGTACCTCTTTTTCCGATGAAGACACACACCTTGTCGTCACCCATCGTCTCGGGTTTGAACTTCCGCAACTGGAGATTCATATCTAATAGGACGCACATTTTTTGTTTCTCAAAATTTTACTCACCTATAGTAGAGATGTCGTTGAAACTGGCGGCAACGGGGCTGGCCGACACCTGGTGCACAGGCCAACCCACGTTTTCGCATTTCCTGATGAATTTCAAAAGACACACCAAGTTCGCCCAAGAACGTTTGGAGACCCCATTCGACGGGAAAGCTGACTTCGGTGAGGAAGTGTCCTGTAGGATTCCACGGAATAAAGGGGACCTCATACGGAACATGACACTGAAGATCACCCTGAGCGACCCCACGCCCGACGGCGTCGCCGGGAACGACGTGTACTACCCACCGTCCGTGTGCACGCACCTCGTGGAGTCGGCCGACCTCGTCATCGGTGGTCAAACCATCCAACGCATCACGGGGGAATACATCTACATGCGCCAACAATTGTACAACAACGACGACGACGTGAAACAAGGGGTGTACTTTCTCACCGGACACGGTGATTTCCTGACGTATCAAGGGAACAACACCTACTTCCTAGATTTGCCTTTTTACTATTACAGAAACCCAGCGTTAGCCATTCCGGTGTGCGCCCTCACGAAACAAGACGTCGAGGTGCGGGTGAAGTTTCGTCCGCTGTCGCAGATGGTGTTCCTCGGCGCCCCCGCGGGGACGAAGGCGAACATCGTCAACTTGTCTTTGGACACGGATTTCGTGTTCATCACGCAAGACGAACGAAGTTTCTTGCAGACGCGTCCCGTGGAATACGTCATAACACAGCTCCAGCTCTCCCAGTTCGAGATGAAGGAGGGGGAAACCAAAAAATCAGTCATGGTGAACTTTAAACACCCCGTGAAAACCATGTACTTCGTGTCGCAAAACGAAAACGCAGTGGCGCAAAACATCCCCACAAACTTTAACAACCTCGCGCGAGTCGAACTCCGGTTCAACGATAAAGTGGTCTTCGACCAAGGCACGAAGTTTCTGCAATACGAACAACCGCTCAAGGGCCACGTGAACTCCCCGGTGGCACAAGACACGACGACGAAGTATTTCGACAGGGACGCCGGGAAGTACGAAGATTACGTCGTGCGTTCGCCGTTCGGCATGTACTCGTGGTCGTTGTACCCCGAGAAGTACTACCCCACAGGACAAGTGAACATGTCTCGCATCATTCACAAACTTCTCACGGTGGAAGTAGCCCCGCTGTACGTGTCCGGCAAGAACGCGGTACGCGTGTACGCCGAGAATTACAACGTGTTGCGCATCGAACATGGGTTGGCGGGGCTAAGGTTTTAATCTACTCATACTAATAGGAATGGCTGGGAGAATTCAATTGGCCACCACGGGGCCTCAGGACCAGTTTTTCACGATGAATCCAGAGTACACCCACTTCAAAGAAACGTTTCGCAAACACTCCAACTTCAGCACGGAGTTCGTGGACGTCGAGGCCTCGCAGGCCGTGGACTTCGGGAAGACCTTTCGGTTCGGCGTCCCGAACAACGCCGGGGACTTGATACGCACCGTGAGTTTCAAGTTCAGCCTCCCTGGGTTGAACGAAACCAACGTGGGGTACATCGAATCCGTGGGCCACGCCCTCATCGACCACGTCGACCTCCTCGTCGGGGGCCAGATGGTGCAGCGCGTGAGCTCGGATTGGTTGGAAATCTACACCGAACACTACTACACACAGAGCAAACAGAACGCCCTGTTCCAACTCACGGGGAAATACCCCGTGCGTTCGGCGGGGATTCGCTCGAACAGCACCGACGTCCTGGCGTACTTGGGCACGTCCACGAACGACGTGGACTTTTACGTCGACGTCCCTTTCTACTTTCACAGAGAACCCACGTTGGCGTTCCCTTTGTGCGCGGTGTGCGACCAACAGGAGGTAGAAGTGGAAGTGACGCTTCGCGACGTGGCCGACCTCGTCGTCGACGTCACCGATGGCAGTCTTCCGGCGTTGTCAGGAAAACACAGTATAACATCTTTTGTCATGCAGTGCGAAATGGTGTTTTTGGACCCCATTGAAAAAATAAAGTTCAAAAACACCCCCAAAGATTACCTGATAACCCAGAATCAACTCAATAGTTTTTTAGTACCCAAAGGCCAGGACAC